TGTTTAGTACAGGGCAAAGAGGTTATCGCTGGCGATGTTATAGATTTGCCAGACAATATTGCTCTTGATTTGGTTAACATCGGGAAGGCGCAGCCGCACGATGATACTAGCATCACTGACCGCGCAGTAGGTTTAACAAGGAAATCTGCTGGCGCAATTGTCAAAAGAGGCAAGAAAAAATGAAGGTTTATATTTTAGCAGATTGCGTAGGTGGTGGCGCGGCTCTTGAAAAGGGCAAAAATTATGATTTACCGCCAGTTATAGCGCAAAAGCTTATTGATAGAGGCTTTGCATCTAAAGATGCGCCAGTTAAGAAAGTTAAGGCTGAAAGCGCAGAATAATGGCTGTAGAAACCGCAGACGATAGAGCAATCTTTATAAGCGTTGATGATTTTGGCATTTCTGCTACCTATACACCGCAGGGCGGTGCTGGCGTTAGCATAGATGGTATCTTTGATGAGGATTTTATAGAGGTTGACGCTGGCGGGGGTGTTGGTATTGCGATGCAACAGCCGCGCTTTGTTTGTAGAACAGCAGATGTATCTAACGCGCGTGATGGGGATACAATGTTAGTACAGGGCTATTATTATAATGTGCGTATTGTGCAAGATGATGGCACTGGCATGACTACTTTAATTTTGGAAAAACAATAATGGCGCACGTTAGAAAGCAAATCAGGGATGCAGTAGTTACCGCGTTAACTGGCTTGCCTACAACTGGCAACAGCGTGCACGCCACTAGAGTGTTTCCTATTGAGCGTCTTAAATTACCAGCGTTGGTAATATATACTAAATCAGAAGCGGTTGAGTTCGATACTTTGCATATACCGCGTTCAATTAACAGGGTTTTAGAAGTGGGTGTGGAGGCTTATGTTTCTGGCAGCAATCCCCACGATGATGAGTTAGATATTATAGCCGTAGATATAGAGGAAGCATTAGCGGCTGATGTTACGCTAGGTGGCTTGGCAAAAGATTTGCAAGTTACAGCGTTCGAAGCAGACTTTACTGGCGATGGTGAACAAATCGTTGGTATAGGCCGCTTCACTGTTGAGGTGCAATACCGCACACTTGAAAATAACGTAGAAACTGCCGCTTAATAGGAGATTTTTAAATGGCAACTTTAGTGGGTAAAGACGGTGTTGTTAAAATCGGCAGCAACACTATTGGCGAAATTCGCACATATTCTTTAGAGCAAACAATGGATGTTATCGAAGATAGCAGCATTGGTGATACAGACCGCACCTATACTAGCGGCCTTAAATCATTTAGCGGCTCTATGGATGTATATTTTGACGATACAGACACAGGCCAGCTAGACGTACAGGTGGGCGATACAGGCACAATTAATGTGCAAGTTGAAGGTGATACAACAGGTGACCACCAGCTATCAGGCTCTATTATTGTAACAGGGCGCACTATCAACGCATCATTTGATGGGATGGTAGAGGCTTCTGTTTCATTCCAAGGCACTGGCGCACTTACAGAAGGCACTGTCTAAATTATGTCTATTGGTAATCAGATTGCGGCTAACCGCAATAAAGAAAGGCGCGTTATTGAAGTTCCCGAATGGGGCGATGATGCGCCAGTTCTTTTGTATGTTGGAGCGATTACTGCTGGCGATATTTCTAAGTTACAAAGAAAGCACAAAGACTTTCTTAACAACATGACTATCGATGGCATGATTGACCTGATTATTACAAAGGCAGAAGATGCAGATGGAAACCGCGCTTTTACGTTAGAAGATAAAGCAACGTTAATGCGCGAACCTGTCAGCCTCATAGCCGATATCGCTGGCAAGATGTTTGGCGATATTGTGGAGATTGAGGAACAGGAAAAAAACTAAAAAGCGATCCGTTAAGGCTAAATCTTATGGCTTTGGCGGATCGTTTACACAAAACTCAGGGCGAGATAGAAGAGTTGAGCCTATCAGAGTTTAACGAGTGGATAGCTTATTTCAAGGTGGTAGAAGATGGCGCAGCCAAATCTTAAATTTAAAATTACTGCCGTTGATGTAACGCAAAAAGCTTTTAGCGCAGTGCGTAGAAGTTTAGCTAGAGTAAGCAAAGCTTTATTTAGTTTTAAAACTTCTATTGCTGCTGTTGCTGGCGCGGCTGGTCTAGGCTTGCTAGTCAAATCTTCTCTTAAAAGCATCGACATTTTAGGCAAAACATCTAGTAAGTTAGGCATCGCAACAAGCGAATTACAAAAACTTAGATTTGCATCACAACAGGCAGGCGTTGAAACACGCACTGTTGATATGGCTATACAGAGGTTTACGCGAAGATTAGCAGAAGCAGCGCAAGAAACTGGCGAAGCAAAAGATGCGCTAATAGAGTTAGGTATAGATGCCAAGAAACTAAATGTCATGTCATTAGAACAGCAAATGCTGATTTTAGCAGATGCGTTTGATGATGTGCAAAATAGTGGCGATAAAGTAAGATTAGCATTTAAGCTATTTGATAGTGAGGGCGTAGCGTTTGTTAATACTTTGCAGGGCGGTTCTAAAGCTTTGCAAGCTATGTTTCAGGATGCAGAGAATTTAGGGTTTATATTATCTGCCAGTGCTGTTAAAGGTGTTGAAAGTGCAAATGATAGCTTGTTGCGTTTAGCTAGTATTTTTAAAGGCACATCTGACCAGTTAACGGCGGCATTTGCTCCTGCTTTGAGAGAAATAGTAGATTTAATTACAAATAAATTAGTCGATGCAATAAAAAATGCAGGCGGTGCAGAGGAGTTCGGCAAAAATCTAGCTAGAAGCATAATAATCGCTACGCGCGATGCTAGCGCGGCTATGATAAAATTTGCAAATATCCTAATCGGTCAAATTAACAGTATTTTAAAAGGCTTTGACCAGTTAGAGCGTTTTTTTGGAGGCGGCATAACCAGCGCAGAATTTGATAAATCTTTTAATGATTTAATCATGAAATTTGAAAAATTAAGCGGCATGAACGGTTCGCAGAATTTTGCAGATGCTATGGCAGAGATAAAGTTATCTTTATCACGGCTTGCCGACCCTGCTAACAGAACAGCAGAAAATATTGCTTTAGTGAGTATGGAATTAGAAAATTTAGCTAATCGCAATATAAGCGCAGTTGCAGTTGTAGGCACGTTAAGAAGCAGTTTAGAAGAATTGCAAAGCCAAGCAGGGAATGTGCGCGAAGAAACTTTGCAGCTAGGCACTATAACTTTAAGCACTAATGATGCTTTTAACAGGCTTTTAAATTCTGTTGACAACATGAACACCGAATTGGGTGGTTCTGGCGGCTTGGCAGAAAGCACTAACACTGCGGCAATAGGCACTAAAATTCTTTATGATGAGTTTGGCGATTTAGCTGGCGCAGTAGGTGATTTATCGCCTAAGTTACAGCTAACAAAAACTTCGCTAGAACAGTATGAAGATGCATCGCATCAAGTAGGCAAAAGCTTAGACCAGCTTGCAGTAAATAGCTTAAACAAATTAGAAGATGCGTTTGCTGGTATGGTCACTGGCACAATGTCAGCTAAAGACGCATTTCGCTCTATGGCTAACAGCATCTTATCTGATTTAGCCCGTATAGCCGCGCGTAAAGCGTTAGGCAGCATTATGGGCGGTATGGGCGGCGGCGGCAATCCACTAGGCGCACTATTTGGCGGCTTTAGAGCCAATGGCGGTGCGGTAACGGCTGGTAAGGCGTATATGGTTGGGGAGCGCGGTGCAGAAATGTTCGTGCCTAATCAAAGCGGCACTATAGTGCCTAACAACGCTATGGGTGGCGGTGGCGGTGTAACCGTAAATCAAACAATTAATCTAAGCACTGGCGTAGCGCAGACAGTTAGAACAGAGGTAATGAATATGTTGCCGCAGATACAAAACGCAGCCGTATCTGGCGTTCTAGACGCAAAAAGGCGTGGCGGTTCATTCGGTACAGCATTCGGGGCATAAAAGATGGCAATAACTTATCCGCTAACCTTCCCCACATCAGGCGTGGCAAGCATAAACCTTATGGCGCGTAATATTGTAGGCACTACAGTTTCGCCTTTTAACCTAAAACAGCAAGTGCATAAACACGCAGGGCAACGCTGGGAAGCAGATATAACACTGCCGCCTATGAAACGCGCACAGGCAGAAGTTTGGATTAGCTTCTTTATGAAGCTTTACGGCTCTTATGGCACATTTACTATGGGCGATCCGAATGCGGCTACTCCGCGCGGCACTGCCTCTAGTGCGGCTGGTACACCTGTTGTAAATGGTGCATCGCAAACTGGTGACACGCTAAACATAGATGGCTTGCCTACATCAGAAACAGGATACTTACTAGCTGGCGATTATATACAGCTAGGCACTGGCACTAGCGCACAACTGTATAAAGTGCTGGATGATGTAGATACAAACGCTTCTGGTGAGGCTGCACTAACTATCTGGCCTGATTTGCGTAGTAGCCCTAGCGATGGGGCTGCAGTGGTCGTTAGCAGTGCGGTTGGTCTGTTTAGGTTGGGCACTAATGTTACAGACTGGCAGATAAATCAGGCTGGCTTTTACAGCATGACATTTGGGGCGGTTGAGGCACTATGACACGTTCACTAGGCACTGATTTTACAAATGCATTATCGGCTGATGAAGTACAGCCGTTTTTCGCTGTAGAAATGGATTTTTCTGGCGGTGCTATACGTCTATGGACAGGCTACGGTGATATCACTATTGACAGCGATACCTATATAGGTGCGGCTGATTTTATGCAGATAACTACTGTAGATGAGACTAGCGAGATTAGAGCAACAGGCATTAACGTGCAGCTATCAGGCATCCCGTCTAATTTGCTATCTGCGGCTTTATCAGAAAACTATCAAGGCAGAGATATTACGCTTTATTTCGGCACTTTAGATAATACAGGTAGCATAAACGATACGCCTTATGTGCTTTTCAAAGGCCATATGGACGTTATGAACATAGCGGAAAGCAATGATATAGCCACTATCAATATAACAGGCGAAAGCCGTTTGATTGATTTGGAAATTTCGCGTGAAAGGCGTTATACTAGCGAAGATCAGAAGATAGATTACCCTAACGATAAAGGGCTAGAATTTGTCGCTGATTTGCAGCAAAAACAGATATTGTGGGGCTAGATAATGTCGTGGTTTTCCAGCTTTGTTGGTGGTGTTAAGCAAGCGGTAAAAAATCCTGCCACGCTAATCACTGCCGCAGTTTACGCTGTTAGCGGTAACTGGGTTATGGCTGCGGCTACTATCGCTGCGGCTGGCGCGTCTGTTGCACTCACACCTAAACCAGACTTGCCATCATATGCGGATTATGCCGCAGACGCACAAAACAGAACGCAGATGATTAAACAGCCTACGCATCCGCGTAGATTTGTTTATGGCAAAACGCGCATATCTGGTTTGCTAGCACACGCAGAAAGCACTGACAGCGACCAAAAACTGCATCTAGTTATTTTGGTGGCTACGCACGAGATAAACAGCTTTGATACTATTTATATTGATGACCAAGCTGTAACGCTAGACGGTTCTGGCAATGTAACCGCGCCATCTCAATTTGCTAATAAGGTGCGTATCAATACACATCTAGGCACTACAGGACAGGCCGCAGATGCAGACCTAGTGGCAGAAAGTGGCGCAGGGTGGTCTGTTGACCATAAGCTATCTGGCATCGCCTATATTTATGCGCGTCTAGATTTTGACCGAAACGCATTCCCGAATGGCATCCCTAATATATCTGCCGTAGTAGAAGGCAAAAAGGTTTACGACCCGCGCACCAGCACCACAGTTTATAGCCCTAATCCCGCGCTTTGTATCCGCGATTATTTGATGAACAGCACTTATGGGGTTGGTGCTACATCAGCAGAAATTGATGATACTGCGTTTCAATCGGCAGCAAATATTTGTGATGAAAGCGTGGCCTTGTCTGGTGGCGGTACAGAAAACCGCTATGAGTTTCACGGGGTTATGCAGACGAACAACGCGCCAAAGCGTATCTTAGAAGAAATGATTACTAGCTGCGGTGGCATTATATCCTATGTTAATGGCAAGTTTACGATGAAGGTGGCTAAATATGTTGCGCCTACCGTTACGCTTGATGAAGATGATGTGATAGACACTATCAACGTACAGACTAAGCGTTCTAAGCGCGATAACTATAACGCTATTAAGGGTATCTTTTCGCCAGAAGTTACTAACTTTGTTGCGGCTGATTACCCTGCGCTTACATCAAGCACGTTTGAAACAGAGGATGGCGGGGATAGAAAGTTTATAAATTATAACTTGCCCTACACTGTATCTAGTCCAATGGCGCAAAGGCTGGCTAAGATTGCGCTTTACCGTAATCGCCAGCAGATATCTATGCAGCTTAATTGCAATCTAAAGGCGTTTGATATATCGGTAGGGGATAACATCTACGTTACCAACTCGCGGCTAGGGTTTAATCAAAAGGTTTTTCAAGTTAGCGAGTGGTCTTTTAGCGTTAAATCTGGTGAGCAAGGCGATCCGATTTTAGCCGTAGATTTAGCCCTGCGCGAGAATAACAGCGCGGTCTATGATTGGAACGCTAATGAAAAGGTGTTTAGCTTAGATAATACTACATTGCCTTCGCCATTTAATTTGCCAGCCCCTACGCTTACAGCCGCAGATGAAGCGCAAGTAGTAAATCAAAAGATTACTTCTGTTTTGGTGGCTACGCCAGCATCTACTAGCGTTTATGCAAATCAGTTTGAAGTGCAAGCGAAGAAAACCACAGATACTAACTACATATCTTTAGGCGTTTCATCATCCCCGCGCTTTGAGTTGCATAACGTGGTGGCTAATACCACTTATGACGTTAGAGCGCGTATTATATCGCAGCAGGGCATCGCATCGCCTTACACGACTATTCAACACACAGTAGGTTCTACCCCTGCCGCGATTAGCGATGTGACTAACTTTAGCGTAAATGTTAACGGTCAAAACGCAGATTTAAGCTGGACACCTTTAACAGAACAGAGCTTATCGCATTATATTGTGCGGCATTCTCCGCTAACTACTGGCGCAACTTATGGCAACGCTAAAACAGTAGCGGCTAAAATATCGCGACCCGCGTCTACCGCTACCCTACCAGCGCAAACAGGCACTTACTTTATCAAGGCTGTTGATAAATTAGGCGGCACTTCTGCGGATGCTGATAGCAGCGTAGTGCTGGTATCGGCACTGCAAGGCTTCCAGAATGTAAGCAGCATAGATGAACATCCTGATTTTGGCGGCACTAAAACAGATGTAATCGTTATTGATAATAAATTGCAGCTAGATACCGCAGATTTATTTGATGATGTAGCTGGTAACTTCGATGATGCGGTAGGCTTGTTTGATGGCGGTAATGCGTCAGTAGTATCTACTGGCACTTATACTTTTGAAGATTACATAGATTTAGGCGCGGTTTTTACAGCGCAAGCTACTTACACGCTAAAAGTTAATCAGCTATCGCAAATAACAGGGGCTACTACTAACGTAGGGGCTACGGATGTAGATATCTTTGTTAGCACTACAGATGATGACCCTGCTGGAACGCCTACTTGGTCGGCATATAGGCAGTTTATTGTGGGTAGTTATACAGCGCGAGCATTCCGCTTTAAAGCCGTTTTAAGCACCACTCAGAGCGATGAAACACCGCAGATAGAGGAATTGACCATAAATATAAATATGGCCAACACGCAGCAGTCAGACAACGATATACAGTCTGGCACTGCGGCTGGCGGCAAGGTTATTACATTCCCTGTAGCGTTTAAGACACTGCAAGCTGTAGCGATATCAGTGGGTGA